GAGAGCCTTAGCTTTAACCTGAAGTTGGAATGCCTTTAGTGTATCGCCCAATTCCTCAAATATGGTCTTGATCCGACTAAAGACGCCTCCGCCCACGAGGAACTTAAGTGCTCCTCCTCGCAGGAAGTTGGCGAACAGAGCCACAAGACCTGCCAACAAGCCAGTATTTACGCTATCAAGAATTCCGTTATAGTTGACATTACCGAAGCTGTTCTCAATGCCCTCAATCAAGTTCAAGAAGAAGTCTTTAATGGCCTTAGCCACTGGAGTAATTGCTTTGACTACGGCCTTAAATATGTTCTGAACACCGTGCCAGATGGACAGGAGACGATTCCCGATGTCCTCGAGCGGAGTGAGTGCCTTGTGCAGGCCCTCCACCGCTGGCGTTGCGTCAGACTTGATGCCCTGGGCCGATTTCGCCAAGAATCCGATGAAATCCTTAATAAGTCGGATTGGCGTAGCAATTACGTTTTCAAGTCCTTGGAAGAAATCGTGGATCTTTCCACCATCCACGAGAATTTTCTTCAGGTTGACCAAGAAGTCGCCAATGTTGCCGGTAGCCTTGAGGATTCCCCCAGAGCCCTCTGTGATGATCCCGAACAGATCAAACAGAGTTATAGCAACTTCCTTGACGATGGTCCAGACAATGCTCAAAACCGCAAAGACTCCAGCAAATGTCCTCCGGAGGTCTTCTGCGGCTTCGGCGCTGATAATCAGCCCCTTGGCGAAGTCTCGAATAGCGAATGAAATATCAGCGAGTTCTTTACCGGTGGTTGCCGGGAAGATCTCTCTGAACGTATCGTGGATGGGCGTAACTACCGCAACCAACGCCTTGAATGCGTTGCTAATGGCGTCAATAATCGCCGTACGACCGTGGAGTTTCTTCCAATCCGCCAACACCTTGTTTCGAGCATTAGCAGTAGCATTGATGAAGCCGCCGAGAACGTTGTTGGCGTTGGTGAACAGCGTTCTTGCTTCCTCGAAGTCACCAAATATAGTCTGCCAAGTCTGGGCCCAACCAGAACCAGTCGATTCGGCCAGAACGTTCATCAACTGCGAGAGCGTCTTGACCTTGGTCGCCGCTTCCTGCGCAGTCTTTGCCTGAAGCTGAATTGCCTTAACCTGAGACTTGGTAAAGCCCATCGCAGCAAGCTCGGCATCCGACAAGTCTCCAGTGAACTGCTCCAGAGTCTTAGTCAGAACATCTGCGGTAAGCCAGCCCTTCTGCAGAGAATATCGGAACGCCTCACCATCGATGGTGACATTCTTCATCTTACCGGAAAGCTTGACCGCAGAAGCATCGATCTTACCCATAGCTACAGCTGTATTGGCCAGAGCACGCTGGAATACGGTACCACCCATACCCGCGTTTACGACCGAGTTCCAGTCCATCAGGTTGATTCGACCCGCGGCGATAGCCTGCGAAAGCTGATACATCGCTGTCGCGGCCTGCTGCGAGTTCGAGCCAGACAACGCGGCGAGGTTAGCGATACCCTTGATGGAGGCCGTAGCCTTATCTAGCCCAACACCGGCCGCGGTGAACGTACCGATGTTGCGGGCCATCTCGGAGAAGTTGTAGATCGTCTGGTCAGAATATATGTTCAACTCTTGCAGCGCGGCGTTAACCTGCTTGAGGTTGGTGCCGGCGGCCTGAGTATTTGCAAGAATCGTCTGGATAGCGTTTAGATTGGTCTCATACTCTTCCAGACCCTGCTTGATTGGATCGATAGTCAAAGACGAAACAACGTTCTTGCCAACTTGAAGAGCTTGTGTCGCAATGTTGGCCAAGGCAGTAATTGCGACAACCGACATCGCCTTGAACCTGTTGGCAATATCATCTACGCCTCGTGCAATGCCCTCAAGACTAAGCTTCTTTGCCGCGGCGTCTACATCCTGAAGTCCCTTGGTGGCGCCCTGCAGCTGTAGGCCCTTGTTCAAGGCTTCGAGCGAGGTAAGCGTGGTCTTGATGCCCGCTTCAAACTGCGCGTTGTCAAACTTCATATGGACGACGCGTTCGTCAATACTGCTCATGCTGAGGTCACCGCCTTCCACACTTCTGCAGCAATCTTGTCAAATATAGGACGGATTGCTGGGTTGATGTAATCTCTTCCTTGCACGTATCCGCCCGTTCCGGTTCCGTGACCGTACTGGATCATCACAGCTACGGGAAAACCGTTCTCGAGGTCCGTGTTTGTCCAATATATAGCGGCAGAAGTGTTAGAATGCTCTACCGTGAATCCCCAAGAGGTTGCCGCTCTACCTGTATCTTTAGGCGTCATGGTAGAAAGTGCGGTAACGCCTTCATTGCCGAACTTGTTCAAAATATCCGCTATGTTGAGCTTCGCCATAGACTTTAGAAAGGACTCCGTCTTGGCGAAGGAGCCGCTTTGTGCTACAGAGAACGCCACGACTCCTCCACACGTCTCACTCGAAGAATGCCAACATTCCACCAGCGTCTGCGCTAGCGGCAGCAACGTCATTGATTGCTACGGAACAGATGGTCCACTGATCAGATGAAGAAGTGGTCAGCAAACCCTGCTTTGCCGCGGCTGTCGTTTGAACCAAGTCGGCCAAACCCAAACCGTCGGCGCCGGTAGTTCGAAGTGTGAAGCCCGAACCAGCGGTGATTGTGCCCGAGTTTGCACCACCATAGGTAAATATAGCACAGTTGTCCTGGTTTGGCGTACCAGAAGCAGTAGCCATGGCTGTGCCGTTACCCGTACCCGTTCGACCTGCAGTCGACGACGTTCCGTATCCTGTGTTGATCGGGTCTGAAGTGAACGAGCCGTTAGAGCTCGAAATCTCTTCGCCCTTAATATCGCTGAACGCCGCACCAGTGGTAATCGTTGCCGTTACGTTAGTAGTACCTGCAGCGACATTCCACGCTCGAAACAGCTGAACAGAATATTGCTGAGTAGCGTTTCGAGACTTCGAGCCGACAGCTGTGTAGCTGTTTCCCTTATCGTCGGTCACCGTACAAGTAACCGAACCGGACACGTCCACCCAACCAGCGCCCACGATAATGCAGTTTCCTGCCGTAACGCTGGAAATAGTCATCACACAAGTCGTAGAGCTGGAGCCTGCGTTGTTGTGAGCTCCAGTATGAACCGCACGAGTAATAGTCATTAGAACCCCTTGACGAACGCAACCACGTCAAACTTGTCGTCCGACGCATGGTAAATAACGCCAAGATAATCCGTCTTGTTGATCGTGGTGGTCAGCGTAGTCGAAGTGATCGTGGTGCCAAGTCGGTACTTGGTGTCCAACGTCAATGTTCGAGTACCAGTGCCGTCCTGACGGATGCGGAATAGAATCCTCTGACCATCAACCGCGTTCGTAGGGTTACCTAGAGTACGGTTACCACCAAGCGTTACCGTAAACATGTTGCCCAAGCTGGCATCGACAGCAATGGTCGAAGCATCAGTAAGCGTGTCCGGGGTTACTGAAACTCGGCCAGAAGCTACGATCGTTGCCGCAGTAATAGTGCCGGTGAAGGTTGGCGATGCGGTAGGCGCCTTGGTATCCGCGACGGTTTTGAGGCCTTCGGGAGTGACCGCTCGTGTGGTGTCAGTACCCGTGGTGCACTCGGCCGGGGTTGCAAGCTCGACCTTGCCCTGGGATGTTGCCGTGGCCGCGGCAACGTGAGTAGTGACTGCAGCAGCCAAGTTGGCCGGCGTAACGGCTCGTACTGTATCAGTACCGGTGATGGCTTCTGCGTTAGTCGCTAGCTCAACCTTACCCTTAACCGTGTCGCTTGCGTCCGGAACCGAAGCTCCAGCGAAATATGCAGCAACGCCAGCGGCCGTAACCGCTCGAGTCGTGTCCACACCTGCGGCTGCTTCAACAGTAGTAGCTAGTTCAACAATACCCGCTGCCGATTCAGTAGCAGCGTCGAACGAACCTCGAATGGATCCTGCGTCGATAGGAGTTCCATCGTATTGCAGCAGAATAAGATGACCGTCCTCGTCAATGTCGCCATTAACAACAACCATGTCTCTGATTGCGAGCATTGCGGCGGCGGTCATGCCTGTAACTTCAGCCATGTCGGTCCTCCTCTCTTACGGCAGGTCATCCAGACCGTAGGTGTCTTCATCAATAGGTACGGCTGTCGAAACGTCGATGATGAACGTGTCCGAACTGACCATCGAAATATAAGAGCTCGAACCAACAGCGGTCCATGTGCCATCGCCGTTGTCCGTAACCTCAAAGCCGATGTCGGTGTCGAGGATCTCGAGAAGTTCATCAAAATCGGGGAGGCGTGCCTCTTCAGACTCGTTCCCATACAAAATATCTTCAATAATTGTCAAGTGCTCAGGCTGTATGTCTCTAGAATCAAGAATGACATGTGATGACAGCTTATAGCCGGTCGAGCCTGCGGGGCGAGTTGTCAGATCCCAAGTAAAAGTATTTGGCGCTGCCGAATTGTCCAGCGTCTTGTTCACCCACGGCGATGGAGCGGCTAGAGCATTATAGACAATATGAATC